GTCCGTGTTCACCACGATCACCCTGCTCTCCTTTTTCTCCTTTTTCACCTTGAGGTCCTATCGGTCCAACATCGCCTTGAATGCCGTGTTCACCACGATCACCCTGCTCTCCTTTTTCTCCTTTTTCTCCTTTTTCACCTTGAGGTCCTATCGGTCCAACATCGCCTTGAATGCCGTGTTCACCACGATCACCCTGCTCTCCGCAAGGACCAACTTCACCACGCAAACCTTGTGGACCAATCTCGCCACGACTGCCAGTCTCTCCTCTTGCACCTCGTTCGCCTTTAGGACCAGGAACTGCTTCAACAAGCATCGATGCACTCTCAAGCGCGTCGATCTTTTCTACAATTGGTTCTAATTGCTTTTGAAGTTTTTTGTATAGAGCGACTGAGAGTAGATTGTGGTTAACATCATCAAGATCTGACATAGAACTATTCTTCTAGAATTTTAGTCATACTCTCAATCATTTTTAATTGAGCTTCATGAATTTCTTCTTTATGACTATTATCTATATATGTGTCGCCTGAGGTGCTTTCAAAATTTACTGACTCTTCATCTCCGCTAGACTCCTCTGGTGGAGTCTCTTCAGCAGGTTTTTCTTCAGAGATCTCAGCATCCATGCGCTCAATATCAGCTTCAGATTGATTAAGTATATTGCTACGCACCCATTTGTCGCTATAATATTTGCCGATATGAGAGCTTATGGTATCAAGCATGCCTATGCGTTCTTTCATAATCTCAAAGTCTTTAAGCTCTGAGAAATAGTTGTCTTCAATATAGTCAACCGAAATGCCCTCGCGCATGGTTTCCCAGTCATCTGCTGTACACACTCCTTTTAATAACAACTGCACTCGCAGTGCTTCAATAAAGAGCATTGAAAACTTTTTACGTAACCGGTTGATGAACTTTTGGAACTTGACCTCTTCACGTGATATTTCACTTGCACGACCAATATTAAAACCAGTTTCACTTTCAAGTCGATTAACTGGCACATTTAGTGAACGATAAAGTTTCTTTTGAAAGAAAATTACATCTTCAATTTGGCTGAGATTGTCTCCGCCCGGGAGTGTAGTAATTTCTGTACCACGACCACCTTCACGACGAGGCAACCAAAAATCTTCAAGCATACTCATGCTCTTACGATCATCACGTATCTCACCAGTATTTGCATCATAAACAAGTTTATTACGATATTTCGCCATAATGCCCTGAACATACTCTTCAGCCTTACCTTTTGGCAAGTTACCAATATCGATATAGAAGATACGACGTTCTGGCGCACGAGATATACGATAGATTACGAGGGCGTCTTCCATCATACGCAACTGGTTTACAAGCTTTACACTCTTGTGTAGATATGAAACCGCAAACTTGTTGCTTTCGTCAAGCATTCCAGACGGCGCATAAACTATGCTGTTTGGATCAATCTTAAAGCCACTGTTGCTATTAAAGTCATCTGAATACAAAAAATATTCTGCTGTGACATCTGAAGTTTTTACTCCAGTATTCTTATCTATCTTATTTGTTATTTCTTTAACCTTTTTGATCTTTAGCGGATCAATTGCTCTCAACTCCTTTATGCCTTCTTTTGGCTTTTTTGGGTCAATCATCATGTGGTAATATAACTTACCGTCAATATACCACTTTCTAAAAATATCCTGACCGTTATAATTAAATGACAACAACTTTGTTATTGTGTCAAACTCTTCAAGTATTTTTTTCTTTATGCTTTCTGGCTGTTCTAGTTTATCAAGTACTAGATTGATTGGAGAGCCATCAAAGTCTGAAACTATTGATGCATTTATAATGTCTGATATGGCAGAGTCACACTCTGGCTGAGTTGCTGCTGCACGACATTTTAGGATTAAATCTTTTTCGTTTGTCAGTGCAGTGCCATCAATGTCAAGTACCTGTCCATAATAACCGGCCGTAGCCGAAGATGTTACGACAGAAGTACCGTCATTTTCCACGGGGGCAGAAAATGACGGTACTTTATTAAAGTCAGAGGTATCTTTTTTATTGATTACCTTGGATATTTCATAGCCAAATAGCTTCATAATATATATTTATCACTATATTAAAAAACACCACTTGCAAAATCATAGACATTTGCTTCATCTGATGTCCAATATTGATAGTTAAACTCGACTGTAAATTCTTCTACAGCATCGTTTGTTTCGTAGTTGAGCTCAATCGCGCTAACATTTATTGGATATGCATCATAAATTCTATATTCTTTAATAATTTCTTGCTCAGCGTCAAGCTGTTGAACATACAAGTCTTGCATATATTCCAAACCTGCAATATCTGTGTAGTTTGCCGCATTTCTAGAAATGAGATCCATCCATGATTCAAACTTATTGCGAAGATTCATATTAACGTCATTTATTACTGTAATTGTCCATGTTTCATATGTACGATCACCAGCAACTTTTAACTTACGACCTCTAAATGGAACTTCAATTGTTCCAAGCACACTAGCAGGAAGAGCTGCCGCCTTTATCATTAGAATGTCGCCATCAGTGTCAGAAGCACCATACATAGTACTTTTAATAATGGCCTCCGGCCAATTTAACTGCACTTGAAACATGTTAGGGCGAGCTCCGCCACTAAATTTTGATTTAAAATCTGATATTCCTTTTTTCATATATTGTATTGTTTAGATATTTATAATATTTTTTATAGAATTATCCAGCAATTTCAGTAAATGAAACTCCTGTGCGAGTTGCAATAAAATTAAGTGATATATAGTTGATTGATTTTACAGGTTTAATGTAAATATCACCTACAAAACGATTGCCATCAATTACAGATGGGGTGTTATTTGTTTCATCACAAACAACACGATAATCACTAATACCACGACGTCCGCGAACATCTCTTAGGAAGGGTTCGATTGAAGCTCTAAATGCATTGCGTGTAAACTCATCATTGATTTCAAAGAGTTGACTTTTTGCATAGCGCGCGACTGTTCTTTCAACAATATTAAATAGTTTACGAACATTAATGCGATCAAATGCTGAAGCCTTTGAAAGAGCAGTCTTATCACCAAAGAGCACAATACCTTGACCAGGAAATGAAATTATTGGATTGATACGATTTTTATAGAGATCATCACGCTCAAGTTGTGTAGGATTTAACGCAAGCTTAGTAACTCCACGAAGTTGACCACGATTAAATCCGGCTGGAGAAAACCATGGCTCCGAAATAAGATCTGTGTTTGCGCAGAGTCCGGCCATGTGACCGCACGCTGGAATCCATACATAGTTGTCTTGATATTTATTATAGACATAGAGCGGCGTGCTGTCAAACACTAAGAAACTACTTGAAGCAATACCACTAAATTTATTTAAAACTGCATTTTTCTTTTCATCGTTTGATGAAAGAGATGATACACTTGTAGGTGCAGATATAAATCCAATAAGATCTCTGCGAGCCTCTACAATATCTCTAATCTTATTGTCTACATCAATACCATCAACTTGTTGAGCAAACAAATAGTTTATATCCAATAAATCTCTGTCGACATATTCGATAACTTCCAATGCCTTTATAATATCAGCTGAACGAGTAGCTGTAAGTGCTGTACTGCGATTTATACCGCCTCTTAATTGCAAAACAAGCTCGCTAAGAGATCCTCCATCTGCTATTGCGCCACTAAATCCAGTTATATTTGTAACATCAGCGGCAAAGGTTAATAGTGTATTAACGACACTCCATGCATAGTCAGGACGAAGATTCGCAAGAACCTTTACATGTGAATATGCTGAAGAGTTGAGTTGTGCAGTAGTAATTGGAGTAGATATAGAATTTGTTGCACGTACACTTGTAGTATCGCTATCAGGGTCTCCCTGTGTATTAGCGTTGCTTGTTTTTATTACATAGTCTTCACTAATATATGCACTAAATTCACATGCACGTGCCGTGACGGTACCAGAAATAGTATACAAATTGTCTTCAGATTTGTTTAAAGCATGTATAATATCGAATATTGTATGATCAGACGTATATTCAACCTTTACATCCATGTCAAATGAATCTTTGTTGCTATTTTTAACATCAAATGATACTACAGGATCGTCGTCTGATGTAGAAGTTACAGACTTTAATATAATTCTGCAACCATTTCCAGACATATTTGTGTAAATCGGATTGTTAAAACCTATAGCAATTTTTACTCCCTTTTTAAGAGTAGTTGTTCCTCCATTTATTTCGACCGCTTCGTCACCATTGATATAACCAGTGTTTGCAACAATTGCAAACATATTAACGTCAACAGATGCTTCACGAATATTTGAGCCATTTTTACGAGTAATATAAATATTTGGATTGTCTGATAAAATGACGTCTGCATTCGGGAAAATAGCAGTCATGCCACTAATATAGATGTATGCAGAACTGCGGTTGACTACATCTCCATACCATATAGATGAACCATCTTCTCCCTTTGCATCAGCTGCAAGTGAAAGACCTTGATATTTTTCTAAAATTGCTCCTCTGGTTCCACTAATTTGTCCATCAACATCAATTACAAGAATATGAATTTCATCATTTGCTGTTGATTGTAGTTTTGTTGAATATGCAGTTTTTAATGGCTTATAGTCAAAATGTGGTTTAAAGGTGGCATCATACTGAGAAATAGACAAGTCTGAATATGCAATTTTCACCTGTATGCTATTACCAAGTTCTCCTGGATAGCGAGCCCATACAGTAGGTGGAAGATCTGTTATGGTTTCAAATGATTCAACATCTTTAAAGTTAAATATTGAAACTTCGTTGACAGAAGCATTAATTGCTCGAGAAGTATTTGCACCTTCATTTAAGGTACGAACAACTCTAAGCGAACGTCCATATTTAAGAAAGCTTGCAGCTGTTAAAAATGAAGTTGCGATTGATTTATCGCGAGTGGGGGTGCTAAATATTGAGCCAAGTTCCTTTTCATTGCTGACGGAAACAATTTGCTCATAAGGCCCCCAGTTAAAGTCTCCAGCAAAACCTCCAATTGAATTAGAGAGTGCTGGGACCACGTCGGTACGGTCGATTTCATTTACCTCGACTCCTGGTGATACTAAGAATGACATATATTTTTTCTTTCAGTGTTTTTTAATTATAAGTTTAGAGCATAATAAGAAGATTCAATCTATCGATATTTATAAAAAGTCACTTTTACAGCGCATTCCACTCCTGAAGAGAAGATACCTGACGTTCGTAGTCAACCATACTTGGGGTAGAGGCTGAAGTTGGACTGTCAAATATGCCAAATGGCGGCAGGTCTTCTTCCATTTCTCGTATTTTTTCGCTATAGAGCAATGATTTTAACTCAATATTACTCAGTCCGCCAAATGCGTCTGTACTTACAAACCATGCAAAAAGTACAAGATTCATGACCATGTCGTCGTGTGTGTTTCCGCGAGCGGCATAACTGTCTCCCTTTGGCTCAAAACTGCTAAGTTCAACTATTGTGTCTGCGTCACAAACTTGAAGTTTGCCACTTTCAAGTAGGTCTTTCAAGTTGCTACAACCAATACGTTTTACACGTTTTGTCATAGTCACACCAATGCCACTACTTTTTACTGCGCTTTGCACAAAAGTATTGTCATATTCATAGTCATAATAGATTGCATTACACACCACCTGACCAGCGTCATTATTTTCGATAATTACAAGAGCTCCATTATAGATTTTTGCAGCACGAACTATTAGTTCTGGAAACATAAGCGGAGATATCAAATTATCTCGATAGGTACAAACTTGAACAAATGACTGACCTTCTCCAGTTATATCGAATATTGTAAATGTGCTATAATCTTGTCCTCTTCCTTTGCTAACGTCTACAGTCATAATATAGTCATGACCTTCAATAGGTTCGACATAATATTGAATGCCATATTGAGTCTTTAATGGAGATCGAGCTTGTAGACCCAACAACACATCAGAACTTATGAGCGTTTGCGAACTGCCAATGAAATCGCATGAAAATTCCTGACGAAATTGAAGTTCACTGCTGTTTGCTATAGTTTGACGTTTCCATTCTTCATCCCGGCCGGGAACATCATTCCACTTAATTGTAAACGGCTTAAATTCATTTGCACTCTGTATTGCACCTTCCCATAGTTTATAGAACATATTGCCTATTCCATTAGGTGTGCTTGTAATTATAACTTTTGTGTCCTTACCAGATGAAATAACAGGATAGGTACTGGTATAAAATTCATTTGCATTGTGTACGAATGCAAACTCATCAAGGAAAATAACATTCATACTCAGACCACGAATACTCGATCCGCTTGTAGCTGCAGCAATAATTTCAGAGTTGTTGCTAAATTTTATGTTTCCCTTATTCAATATTTTACACCCTGGTTGCAGGAAAAATGGTAAATTTTCTAGCATCAATGTTATTCGAGACAGCATTTCACGAGCAGTCGCTCCTTTGTTTGCAAGTATGCCAATTTTTTTGTCAGGATTGAATATTGCATAGTGTAACAACCAGGCAACACTTGTCACAGACTTACCACTCTGACGACACGCCAATACAATACAAAACCGATTATTAGAAAAATGTTCTACCATTTTTTCTTGATAACCACGCAACTTAAAGTTTACAAGTCCGCGGTCAAGATTAATTACCTTTACATAATGCTCAGCGAAATATGATACACTTGACATACATTTTTTATACTCACTTATTTCATGAGCAGTAAAATGTTGCTGTACTCCATCTCTCTTTATGTATGGATTACCGTTATAAGAGTCTGGTGCAGTCATTATACATCAAGTGTTTCATCATGTGAGCCTTTTAATAATTTTTGTAGTTCTGTAGTGGTACCAACAAATATAGCATTATTTGTAGTACTTTGAGCAGCAGGTTGTCCACGCTTATCTTCAACCTGTATAATTTTTTTACGCTCTTTTTGTAATCCTAGCAATTGTCCATTTATATCAGCTGCAGTTTTTATCATGCCAGCAAGCACTTCAAATGCACGAGGATGCTCAGCGTCACTCGCAAGAGCATGCATTGTACTTATGGCTTCGTCACTTGTGTCTATAAGTTTTTTAATACGCTCTCGTGCAAATTTATAATCTTCTTCGGCATGCAATACAATTTCATCGTGTGATGGTCCAACTGGAGATCCAGTTGAGACTGCAATTTCATGTTTTACCGGTAAGACGTTTTTTTCAAGAGATGCCAGTATGGTATCTTTGTCTTTTTTCATAATTATGGGTCCTCATCAAATCCGTAGGTTGTAACTACTGTATAGTTTTCTGGAGTGTCATTTTCTAGGTCTCCAAGTTGTACGTGTACTCGGTCAATACCATCCCCCACTTCCAGCAACGCGTCTGGTGTTATAGGCGTGTCATAGAGGTCAACGTCAACAACTTTAATAATTTTTGCTGGGCCAGACTGTATGCCCATAAACTTAAATTTAATGTCAAAATCCAATGTGTAGATGATTGTACGACGACTATTACCAAAGTCACCTTCATAGTCATCTTGCATGTTTGTGCTTGTTAACAGTATAGGCACATCAGTAATGCTGCCAGGACCCTCAAGATCTTTTACTGCTACAGTATAGTCTGGAGTAAAGTACGGAACAATCTGTTCAAACACCTGGAGTGCGTCATCCTGATGATGCGCAAGTATACTCAATTGAATACTGACTTTATATGGAATGCCTTGATATATTTTGGTCTTTGTATCAGAGTCACCTTCAACCAAATATAATTTGCTATTAAGTTTATTTAGTTTACTTGTTGAATCATAGGCTATTGAAGTAATCTCAAAACTCATACGAGGTAGTTTGATTGCTACGTCTCCAAACTCTTCATTTTGTTGGCTTGACAGACGCGCCAAAAACTTTTGTTTTGGTCCATATGAAATAGGCACACGTTGAATGCCAGTCATCTTGCCATTTACTTTTTTCGCAATAGAAACATCATTAAAGATTGTGCCAAACACTGCTACAATCTTTTTAAGATTTCCATTATAATAGTATGATGAATTTAACATGGCTTATGACGGGTCTCCAAACGGGTTACTTTCACTAAAGTCAATATAGTCATTTCCTATAATATCAAATGAACTATTTTGAGTGAGATCATCATTAACAAATAGTGCTGCATCTCCATCATTTAAATCAATTACAGCGGTTACCGTTGATGTGGTGCCAGAAGTTTGACCTGTTAGCTCAGCGCCAACTGTCAATGTATGAAACTCTCCATCATTAAATGTTAAGGTACCAAATGTTGCAATGCTACCATTTGTGGTATGTTCATATTGCAATAACTCTGCTTCTCCAAGGATTCCTGATGGCAACTCAATTGTTAGAGTTTCACCAAGATCGTGTACATCTCCTCCATCAAAGTCAAGTAGGGCGCGTGAGCCTTGAGTATGACCGACTTGTATCAAGTCAACCTCTGCTATTCCAGTATCAATCTCTTGACCGCTGTATTCGAAGAGTTCACAAGTAAGTTTAAACGTAGGTATAGTCCCCCTCGTATCGCCACTGCCTCCAAGTTGGAAAAATGGAATCTTGTCTTCAACAAATTTGATTTCGAAGAGTCCACCGCTGAATGGTACATAGATGAGATCACCTTCACGCGGGCGCACGCTATCATTTGTATAGCCATGACGACCTATAAGCGAGTTCCATCGACGACGACTGCACACAAGTGTAACTTGATCTCGTGTTTCAAGACCAAATTTTGTCATGAGGTCACCGTCACCTTCAAAGCCATCGACACTTTCAACAAACATTTCAATAAGAAATGATGCGTCAAAGCTTGATATAACGTCTTCGTTTAGGATAAAGTCTTGCTTTACAATCTTACGTGGAATATAAAAGACGTCATGCCCCATAATTTTCATAGACTCGATAAGCAAATCTTCAAGAAGATTTTGCTCAGGTCTGTAACGTTGGCTAAAATATACACTGCGTGGCATAACGTATTATCTACTATCCCATATAAAAGTCTGGGGGCATTTGATACTTAAGATCAAAATCTGTTTCAATCTTTTCAATATCATTAAGAGCATCTTCATACATAGCTCTACCATTGATTGTAACACCACCAGGAAGAGTCATGCCATCAAATTTTAATAAATTTATTGACCATTGACGTTTCAACAATGCAGTAAGATATTTTTTAAGAAGCATATCATTGTACACGTCAGTAAAATCATTTGGGTTGATGGTTTGATAACCTTCAATTATAATATACTGACCAATATTTACATAAGTTTTCCAGTCGTCTTGAATGCTCAGGCGATTCATGTGACGAGTAAATATAATCTGCTGAGTTGAGCCTGTAAGTATAAGCTCAATCGAGTTCATATACTGTTTTGTCATCTCATAGTTGATGAGTGAGTCGGGTTTGCGTAGTCCATAGAGGTCATTTAAAAACATCTGATATTTAACACTAAACATATCAGCAGCATCACCGCTGCTCAAGTTTAGGACACGAAGCACACTAATAAGTTGATCGGGTAGAGTAATATAGTTGTTGTCATAGTCTGCTTGTGTGACCTGATGCTTTACGAATGTGCGTACGACCGCGTCACTATGATATTCTTGATAAAACTGAAGTGCCTCATCAATACGATCCTCAATCTGATCTTCGTCAATATTAATTTCAAGCACTGGCGCACCAAGTGCTCTTAAACAATAGTCTGCTAATTCTTGACGTGATGTTGGTTTTGCCATAATATATTATTTATAAAACGTTATATCACAATTATGAAACTGATGGATAATTAGTTGTCTTTACATATGTAGGCGTAATCTTTGCTCCAGAGAAACCATTATTCCATGTTGCTAATTAATGGTATATTAATTCCTCCAAGCAAACCAATAAATCTTTCAATTCGATTCCTGTCAATTTCTGACATAACATCAGTTTCTCCTGTATTTGATGCTAAGATGATTGCAG